CGTGAGAGACTACGCATACATAGGGATTGGGATATTAGAAACTTTAGGAGAAAAAACATGGCATTTAAATTATCACAACGGTCGCTGGACAAACTGGATGGAGTACATCCTGACCTTGTTAAGGTTGTTAAGAAAGCAATTGAGTATACGGACGTAGACTTTGGAGTTATCTATGGTGTTCGAGACCTAGAAACCCAGAAGAAATTATATGAGGCTGGCAAATCACAGACGATGGCTAGTAAACATTTGTTACAAGAGGATGGTTATGCACACGCTGTTGACCTTATGGCTTATGATGGCAGTAATCCATCTTGGGATATTGTGGATTATGATAACATAGCTGATGCTATGCGTAAGGCTGGCAAAGAAGTTGGTGTTGATTTAGTTTGGGGTGCGGCATGGCACAAGTTACTAACGATGTCACCAGATAGTGCAGAGGATTTGATGAATGACTACATCGACACAAGAAGAAAAGAATCGAGAAGACCGTTCATCGATGGACCTCACTTCCAACTCCATACCTAGACAACTAGCTTTTGACTTTGATGACTATGATGGTGCAGATGAATTTTGGCTAAAGTATCTGTGGGAAACTACTGTATCCCCCTGATAACCCTGATAAGGTTGATAACTATTTTTCTTTTGACCAAATTTTCAATGCACCTTTGTAATATTCTCTCCATTTTCTTTCTTCTGATGGTTTGATTAGAATATCGGCAACAGCTTCTCGTACTTCTTGTCTGATTATCTCTCTAAATTTATCTTTTTCTGCGGCTGGATAAAAAATGTTATCGAAAGATTCGTATATATTTTTTTCTTTAGGCATAGATTTCTCCTTTTGTCGTGGGTTAATTAATAGGTATTTATTTACCTACATATTTTTTTAACTTTGCTCTTTCTACGTTCTGTTTTCTTATCTTCTTCATTATGTCTACTGTTTCTTTTTTGAATATTCTTGTATTGCGTTGGTTGGTATCTTTGACTATTGGTTTTAGTTTTAATTTTTCTATGTCTACTATCTTCTCTCCCATAGCTTTTTCCTTTCTATATATAGAGCAATGATATCTTCAAAGTTATCTGGCTTTCTTGGTGGCATTGTACTGTAGATATTATATGCTTCGAAACATCTGTTCTGATTGTATGCTTCTCTGCTTATTCGTTCGCATTCTCTTGCTGATTCGAGATCGAGAGTGAGCATGAGAATAACGGTGTGTGTCATCTTTGTTATCATGGGTTCTCGCTTTCTTTTGTGCTAGGGAGGGAGGCAAGCAGTATGAACCCTCCCTAACTCATTCAGGGTTACATTTGGAGAAAGCAGACCCTAAAAAGGAATATCATCCTCAGATAAATCATTGTCAACTTGTTTTTCACTAATGTTTAGCGAAAGCATTGATCCATTATCAGTAGTTTTTATCCAAGCGGCAACACGTTTGCCTCCAGATGATAGATCTATTGTACCAGTAAGAGCTGGTGCATTTTCTTTTGTGTTATCATTGTCCCACATTCTACCGACTTTGATGTAGATATCTCGTACATCTTTGCCGTCTTTCTGTTGCTCTTTTACAATGCAGATTCTATTTTCTGTACCATCATTATTAAGAGTGCCAGTTCCAACTAGCTTTGCGTTCGGTGCTTGCCATACTGCACCAGTATTTGTGTTATCGTACTCCATGTTTACCATTCTCCTTGATTACGTTTTGGGGTAAATCCAGACTTTTTGTTTTTGGAATTTGTATCATTTCCATCGTCATCTGTGCTTGCGTCTGGAGCAAGATTCAGAAGTCTTTGAAGCATATACCTAGTCATGTAGGTAATGCCTGATCCTATTTGTTGTGATCCATTTTTTGTATCATCAACGCAAACAGATTCACTTTCGATTGATGTACCAGATTCAACATGACGAAGCTCGATGCAAAGAACTGGCATACTGTCTTGGTTTTTCATTCTGCCAAAAACCATAATGCCTTGTTCTTTAAGAACTGGTACAACAGATTCTAGTATGTCTTCTACTTTCATGTATTTGTTTGCAAATCTTTTGTTCTCACCATCTGTTGATATTCCTTTGAACTCACACTCAAACAATGCTGAGTATATATCTTTATGCTTTGCCATTAGCTTGCTCCTTTATTTTAATTGTGCGTCTGCCAGTCTTGGACACATTGATTGAAATCAAATCATTGAATAGTTCGGCATGACTTGGCTGGACATGATTGAGTAAATCTTTCTTTGCCTCTTCATTTATTTTTACCGAAGGTAAAGTTGATACATACAATTGAGAAGCATTAGTAAAAGAATTACTTTGTCCCATATCTTCCTTCTTTTTCCTATCAAAAAGAATGCCTTTGATCTGTGGTGGATCAGGCATTCTTTTTTGTGGAGGCTGGTCATCGGTAACAAATTTCCAGAAGCGTACGACTCTATCCATTATCTCTTGTGCATACTGTGGATTATATGTGATGTGTATGCATTCCCATTTTGAATTGCCAAAGATGTTAGCAAAGTAAATGCCATCAATAATATCATGCCCACCAACGTAGAATTTCTTTGCCATGTGTAGATAGAATTGTAACTGCGGCATGTATAGTTCTGCTTGCTTGTCAATGTTGGTAAAACTATTTGTATGCTTGCACTCGAGTACACTCCAACCATCTTTATGACTGACCAATCCATCAAGTGTAGCTCTGAGAGGTACGTCTTTTGAATCAGATGCCATAGCTGGTGCATTGATAGCATGTTGCTTTTCGATACGTTTGATTTCCAAATCGTCTTGATACATTTTTTGGAACCACTCGATGTTGAATGATTCTGTTGCGACACCAAGCTGGACATGAAAGATATCTGATAGATCGTCAGGCTCTCTTCTTCCGGTCTTCTCTTCCCATAGCTTTTGCCAGGCATCTTCTTGAGTTGAAAATAATCTGCCGACATCACTGCCGCCAATACTTTTGGTTCTATCCATTGCTTTCTCCTTATTTATATGGTTAATATAGTTCCTTTACTGCAACTTAGCAATAACTTTTTGAAATGATTGCTGAAGTATTTCTCTCCTTTCTACATGCTCTTTCATCAGCAGATACAGATCATTGAACGATGGAAATATTTTGTACATTCTTATGCTCCTGTTCAAAGCAAAGTTTACACAATCGGCTGGTAAAGTAGACAGTTGCATCTGTATTGCATCGAGCCTTGCATTCACCTCTTCCATTGTTGAGTTGTAGGGTTTGTAGAATAGATATACCCATTTGTTTGTTTGATTTTGTATTTGTTTCGTGGTCATAGGTTCCATATATTTATCAATGATTGATACTGCTTTGAGTGCAGTTGATAGATCGACTCCATCACTAATAAGCTCACCTTCCAATTTCAACTTCCTGACATCTACATTTGGTAATGCATTCAGTTCAGTAATCAGAGATTCTGTCGCCTCTCTTGGCGAACTAAATACCAAAAGATCACGATCATTTTTTTTTAGTTCAATAACTTTTTTGTCTTCCATTGTTTATCCTTTCATTATGTTTTTGAATGTTGATTCCCATACTCGGTCACTAATTATTACACAGTATCGAGGGTCGCCAGTCTTGCGTTTACAGACAGCAATATCCCTATCTTCGAGAAGATTAAATACGTTTGGGAACGAACTCTTATCTCGATACTTTACTTCTACAAAGAGAGTCTGACCATCTATTTCAATAGTCAGATCCCCTCTGTATTCACCACCTAGACTGCCCGATAGTGGTTGTTTCTTTGTTTTTATTCCTAAACTATTCCAAAGCTTTAAAAACCAGCGTTCGTGATAGCTTCCTTTCGCTTTACTTTTGCTAACCATTTGTCCTCCTCATAGCAAGTGAGGCAAACCAAATGTCCTGTTGCAAAGATAACGAAGTATGGTGTGACTTTATCACAAGCCATACATTTACTGCTTTGTCGTTGCTCTTCTGACTTGTATCTTTTCGATTTGTTGAATAGCTTTTTCAATTTTGATAGCAGTTCCATATCTTAGATCAGTTCCTTTGAGTTGCCGATAGTAAGTTGTCTTTGATAAACCAGCCCATTCAAATGCTTTACGCAATGATATGTTGTTGCTCTCCGTTAGATTTGTTAGTTGTTCTAAATAACTTTTCATAGAGAGAAGTTTTAGCACGACTAGCTTGTTGGAGCAAATGATAATTGACTGTTTTCTTACCCAATGCGGTAATGAAATATTTTCTTACTGTGCCAGGTGTTTTAGCATGTTTCTTTGCAAGCCAAGTTATATCAGCAACCTGAACAGATATTATAAATCCATACTTATGCTCGAGCTGGTTGAGTGTACATGATATTGTTCCTTGCTTCATATCTTGCAGCTCTTTTCTGATAATGCTACTTGTTATTGTTGGTGGTTTTGGTTTTGACTTGTCTGTATAAAGAGCTATAGTTGCAAGTATACGAAGTTGGTTTTTAGTTAGTGACTTCATTGTATAATCCTTTTACTGGGGAGGTTTTTAGCCTCCCCTTTTTTTATGGTTGCATCCTTTGTTCGATTAAGAAATCAGATACTTTATCCATCAATTCTTCCATTGGCATTTCAGAAGTTTTGATTCCTACATCATCACAAAAGTTAAGAAGATCGAGGCAAGGCATAGCATTTACCTCGTCCTCGACCTGTGTTTTTATTTCATCATTTACTGGATGAGACACTATTTATCTCCATAGTGTTTGTTATTTGTGATAATAACTTCAGGTAAATTTTCTTCATGCCTTATCATATCAACAAACTCGAACTTTTCGATTATTGTTTTGATATACTGTGCAACTTTTTCAAACTCATAACGATCTCCATATCTAGGAAAACGTTCTTTGTCATTACCCATAGCCTCATAATAAAGCATATCTTTTTTTAGTTTTGATTCTAGTGCAGTCATTAGAATAACTCCTTTTGTTGTGGCTCATCGCCTAGTTTTGATTTTAAGCTGGACAGAAACTCCTCATTGCTTGTTGGTTTATCGCAATGAGTAGTGCCACCGTAATGCTCTGATCTTCTTGATATCATGTACGAACGATAGCCAGTTTCTGTCAGCGGACTCTTTACTTTGTTACCATTTACATCGGTTACATTCAGCTGGAAGTGATCTACTACATAGGGCATACCTGATTCGGAATACCCTAAGTAGTCACGACAAACTGATACACTGTGTGTCAACTTGTTCCACACAAATGTTCCTATATCCTCATATGACTTGTGCATACTTGGCATAATCTTTTTGCCAGAATGGTTTCATCTTAGGAGGTGTTGGTTGACCAGCAAGCTCTGCATTTAAGCTCAACTTTAGATCTTTCTCGTATGCTTCTCGAAACATATAGCGTGCAAAGTGTACACCATTTTTAGTTTCTCGAATAGCAATGATGTCTGCTCCGTTTTTGTTTAGATCATGGATGCGTGATGCTAGTCTTCGACAACCAAACTCTAGTGCTTTTCTGTCTGTGATATAGCCATGCAAACGTATACATGCTAGAACTAATCCGCATTGTGTATCAGCTCTTGGTTCAATAAAATATTCATTCATTAGTTTTCTCCATTGGTTTTGCAACATCAGCAACTAGTACTCCGTCTGATGGTGATGATAGTATTACTTCTAAATCCTTTACCGGTGTTTTGTCTCCGCTCTCGATGTCTTGATCAAGTATGCGGCATAGTTCAGTAGCATAAACCATGTCTTTAGTCTCTACGATATCACCATCTTTGTTGTAATATTTAATGGTGTAAGTATCAGACCAAGCAAGATCTACATCTACTCGACCTTGATGAAGGTGTCCAGTACACATCATTTTTATACCAGCTCTTCGTTCTTTTGATTCTGGTAACGCAAATAATGTATGACCTGGGACAACTCCCCAGCACATCATAGCAGTTGGATCTGCTTTATTTATTTGATTGATAATAACCTTTGCATACGCAAGTGTTTCTGCTTTACTCATTGCTTTCTCCTTTGTTTAGTATAGTTGATTTTGATACTCAGTTCAAACTGTTTACTGATACTGTTCTGCCTAGACCATGTTCCATAGCTTCGGCAAGTGTGTCAAATGGCATCTGTTCATAATGCTTATCGTACCATTCAACGCATACGAATTTATTGTTTCTCGACCACCAATGTATTTCTATTGATGGATCACCACGCATCACATAAGCTCTTGTATCATTGATACTTGTCATCTTGCATGATTTGTAGTGTCGTCTTATATCAAGATAGTTCATAGTGACTCCTCTTCTTTTCTTGATAGTTGTTCTAATTGTTTCTTTACGTCTGCTTCAAACATTCTGATATATTCATCGTTGATTCTTTTGAACAATGCTTTGCACTCTTTGAATTCTTGTGGATCATTTTCTCGATACAATTGCATTCGATCTGCAATTCCATCTGATAAGTGAACCAATTGCTGCGGTGTAAATTCCATAGCCATAATGACCTCCATTCATTAATGATGTTGTTGAATAAGCAATCGTTTGAAAACATCCAGACGTTAAGCCACGATTGCCAATGATAAAGTTTGGGGTAAACCCACCACCCTAAACCAACTTGGATCATTACAAACCAAGCTGGTGTTTAGTTCTCTATTCTTCTGGTCTAGTTAGGTATACAATCCAACCTAAAAAACCAAAGGCAATAGCAAAATATATTATTACAAAGAGCATCATATCTTTTCTCTCCCATATGCTAAGATTCTTAATAAGGATTCTTCGATGTCATATCT